ACTCTTCCTTAAATGATCGCAATGCGAAACTACACGGCAAGGAGATCAGGCAGGCGTTTGTTTCTGCTATTGATGGACTTGCGGAACTTCTGGAGGCAATCAAAGCGGCGGCTCAGAAGGGCTTTATCAAATCTATAGACGGACGCAGGATCGCTGTTGATAGTCCACACAAAGCTTTGAACTACTTGCTCCAGTCAGGAGCCGGTGTAGTCGCGAAGCGTTGGATGGTTATCAACCACGACAACATCAAAGAGTTGTGTTGTTCACAGCTCGCTTTCATACATGACGAATTACAATTTGAATGCCACCCCGACCATGCCGCAGACCTATCAGCATCCCTGGTACACTGCGCTGAAAAGGCTGGCGAATACTACAACATGCGACTCCCAATCGCAGCCGAAGCCACCAGCGGTAAAACCTGGGCAGATACACATTGATGAAGTTACTTATTGACGCAGACTACATTGTCTACAAGAGCTGCGCTGGAGCTGAAGAGGACTACGATTGGGGCGATGATGTCGTCATGGTCGTCAGTCGATTCTCTGATGCGATGAAGAACGTACAGCGAGAGCTGACGAAGATTAAAAATGAGTTTATGTGGGACACACCTGAACTGGTGCTGTTTTTCTCTGACTCTAAAAATTTCAGGAAAAAAATTTACCCTGATTACAAGGGACACCGAAACAGAAAAAAGCCCTGCGCTTACAAACGTGTCATTGACGCACTACGAGATCAGTACAAGGTCATCCGTATGGCCGAGCTGGAAGCAGATGACGCCATGGGAATTTATGCTACGGCTAATCCTGGTAACATTATCGTATCTCCTGATAAAGATATGCGTCAAATCCCTGGTAGACTATTCAACCTTGATGAAATGGTTGAAGTTACTGCAGAGGAAGGGCGACGTTGGCACTTGATACAGACACTTGCCGGTGACCAGACTGATGGTTACAGTGGCGTGCCTGGTATTGGAGTCAAGCGTGCTGTGTCTTTGTTTGAAGAGCACGGTTACACATGGGACACTGTGGTCACTGCCTTTGCTGACAAAGATCTAGATGAAGATGTTGCACTCACCAATGCAAGACTTGCTAAGATTCTCACTTGTGACGATTATGACACCACACGAAACAGGGTCATACCCTGGACCCCCACCTCCAGTGATCGACCTGACGATGGAGCAACAGTTCAAGCTACGGAGGATCAAAGATCTGCTGCCTGACGCTGATAAAGAGGACATCATTACCCTCTTTGAAGCACTGCAACACCAGAACTTTGTCCTGTCCAATACTGTTTCCAATCTAGTCAAGCAATGGCCGACTCACCCGCCCACTACACACGAGGATCCATAGAAGTCTGGGACTTCATACGGGATCAAGAACTAAACTATCACCTTGGCAATGCTATTAAATATATTTGCAGAGCCGGTTTCAAAGGTGATAACACAAAGGCTCAAGACCTTAAAAAAGCTATCCACTATCTTGAAAATGAACTCCTACATACACACGAGCCTCATGGATCAGGCGGAACAGTTCCGCTCCGCGTACTCACTGACGACTGGGAAGGACCGTCGGAGTGGTCAGAAAGCTTTGATCGATGAGGAGTGGTCAGAGTTCCATGAAGCCTACCACATGAAGGACGAGTGCGAACAACTGAAGGAGCTGGCTGACTTGGTGTACGTGTGCTTCCAGTTCGCTGCTTCTCAAGAGTGGGATCTGGATGAGGCTATGCACCGCATCCACGAATCTAATATGTCTAAGCTCGGTGAAGATGGTAAGCCCATCTACCGAGTTGATGGCAAGGTCCTCAAAGGACCAAACTATAAACCACCTGTATTGAACGACCTTATCATCGAAGAATGACCACCTCTTATATTTCTCGAACCGGACGTGTCCAGTCTTGGCTGGATGATCCTACCTCACGCCTGCCAGTTAGCTGTACCGTCTTTGTAGTTGAAGACTCTATCACTGGAGACAATGGCATTGAAGCATCCTGGAAATTTGTATCACACGCTCTACGATATGGAGCAGGCTGCGCGGTTCACCTGTCGAAGCTGCGACCCCGTGGAACAGAAAACGATAAGGGATTGGTCGCAAGCGGTCCAGTCTCGTTTGCAAAAATCTATTCGACCCTAAATGAAATCCTCCGTCGTGGGGGTGTCTACAAGAACGGGGCTGTGGTTTGTCATATCGACCTCAGCCATCCTGATGCTCTGGAGTTTATCGAAACTCCCCGTCACGAACTCCCTTGGGTTAAGCGATGCATCAACATCACTCCCGAATGGTGGGAGAAGTGCACGTTTAAGGAGGCACTACTACAGGGTATCCGGTCTGGTGACATCTGGCTTAACAAAGTAAAGTATGACAATGAAGGAAAACGAATCCGAGGAAACGTATGCCTGGAAGTATACCTGCCCTCACGCGGAACGTGCCTGTTGCAACATGTCTCTCTCGGTGCCTGTGAATTCGGAGACATCGAAAAAGCTTTTGTTGAAGGTATGTCGCAACTGTGTAGCCTCCACGCTAAAACTGGCGTTGGTGATTCAGGAGAATATCTTCCAGCAGAAACCGATCGACAAGTCGGCCTTGGAATGCTTGGACTCGCAAATCTCCTTCGGAGGTACGGAGTAACCTATGAGCAATTCGGGGTTGCTTTGGACCAGTACAATGCAGGAGAAGTGGTACGCACGCCAGCCTATGAACTGGTGTCTGCCATTGGCTCTGGCGTTGATGCTGCCGCCGAAGTGGCTCGTGCTAATAATATGGTTCGAGCCTTTGCTATCGCACCCACTGCCTCCTGCAGTTATCGAAGCAAGGATCTGGATGGTTATACTAGCGCACCAGAAATCGCTCCGCCTATCAGCCGGACGGTAGACCGTGACAGCGGTACGTTCGGGGTACAAACATACAATTATGGCGACGTAGAGATCGCCTCAGAAGTTGGTTGGGATAACTACAAGCGTGTTGCCGATGGCATCATGACGTTGCTCAACAACACGGGACTTCTTCATGGGTATAGCTTCAACAGTTGGAGTGATGTCGTCACATATGACGAAGCCTTTATCGAAGAGTGGTTGGATTCTCCTCAGACCTCCCTATATTATAGCCTGCAGGTCATGGGCGATGTCCAAGATAAGTCAAGTGCGTACGCTGCTATTGATGAAACGGAAGTCGATGACTATTTGGCAGGTATCTTAAATGAAGAAGAATTTACTTGCGACTGCCAAGAATGAACCCGTATCAAAAACTACTCAATCGAAAAAGAAAATGGACACCAGTCCAGACAACTGCCGGTACATGCAAAGAGGGCGCGGAGGAGGCAATCTTCCGTGCTCTTGCATTGAGGCACATGGAACTACCTGTGGGAGATTTTATCAATGACGCTCTCGCCTCTGACGTACCGTCAAATGCAAGGGACGTCCTACTGTCCAATGTCAAGGACGAAGAGAATCACGACCTCGCACTTGGTTACATCGCCAATGCTTACGGCGTTGATGAACAAGCTGAAGCGGAAGCCCTACGGCTTAAGTCCGCGTGGGAGGCACATCCAGATCACACGATTACCAAAGCACTTGTTGCCGAACGTGCGATCTTCTTCGTTCTTTTACCATTCTTTCGCTTTAATGGTGACGCTGGTATGAGGACCGTTTCAGCGGACATCAGCCGAGACGAACAAATTCATGTGGCGGTCAACTCACTGGCACATACTGAGCTGGGTTACAACATCAGCCCGTCTCTGGACAAGCTCCGCAAAGCTACTATCAACTGGGTGATGCAGCCCCTGGGCGATCACGCCGACAAGTATTTGAACAAAAAATTTTGGTTGGATTCTAGCGATCGGCTAATGTACGAAGGCAAAGCACCACAGCTTGCCGAGACAAAGGCTGCTAGGATGCCAGCCTTCTTTGAACATAGTAATGTCAACCTCCCCCAATACGCTTGAGTCGATCTTAGGACCGAGCCTTGAGCAAGTTCTCCGTGAATTGGAGGACATCTTTCCGCCCGTCACTGCCACACCAGACAACAGCCTAAGCCAGATTATGTATAAGTCTGGACAACGTTCCGTTGTTGAGTGGATTACCCAACGTATTTCTAAAGACTAATGTGTTTATTCCAAGCGCCTTCACCACCACCACCGCCAGCACCAGCGGCACCTCCGCCGCCTGCACCTCCGCCGCCGGCAGCACCTAAGGCTTTGCCTCAACCTACTCCTTTGGAGAAAGAGAAAGAACGTCGTCCCAAGGTGCAGTACGGACGTAAGAAGGCTACCTCTGATAGAGGCCGTGCTTCTGCACGTGGCGCAAACGCTCTGCGTATTCCTATCAACACACCTACTGAAGGTGGATCTACTGGAGGTCTGAATGTCTAATGCACGTATGGCTTACGACCGTCTGTCAACTGGACGTAATCAATTCCTGAATACGGCTGTTGAATGTGCGGAGCTGACGTTGCCATACCTGCTGACAGAAGACACAAACACACCTAACTCCAAACGGAAGCTGCCTATGCCGTGGTCTTCCGTTGGGGCTAAGGCGGTTGTGACGCTAGCATCTAAACTGATGCTGGCACTGCTGCCGCCTCAAACAACGTTCTTCAAACTGCAAGTCCGCGAAGATAAGCTAGGTGAACTTGACTCGCCCGAACTCCGTAGTGAGTTGGACCTTTCTTTCTCAAAGATTGAAAGGACTATCATGGACTTCATCGCTGCGTCTAACGACCGAGTGGTGGTCCATCAGGCTATCAAGCACCTCATTGTCAGTGGCAACGCCCTTATCTTTATGGGTAAGGATGGTCTAAAGAACTTCCCACTTAACCGTTTCGTTATCAATCGAGATGGTAATGGTAATGTCCTTGAGATCGTAACAAAAGAACTCATCAGCAAAGATCTGATGGAACCGATCATCAGTCAAGATGATCCTATGCGAGTAGTTACTGACCGTATGTCGGTCGATGACGAATGCGAAGTGTACACTCATTGCCGTCTAGAGAATGGACGCTGGGTGTGGCACCAGGAAGTGAACGACAAGATCATTCCTGGCAGCCGTAGCACTGCTCCTAAGAATGCTAGTCCTTGGCTCCCTCTGCGGTTTAACACCGTGGACGGCGAAGACTACGGACGTGGTAGAGTAGAAGAGTTCCTTGGAGACTTCCGTTCTCTGGACTCTTTGAGCCAAGCACTGATCGAAGGCAGCAGCGCAGCGGCAAAGGTTGTGTTCATGGTATCCCCATCTAGTACAACCAAACCTGGTACCCTTGCCAAGGCAGGCAACGGTGCTATCATTCAAGGTAGACCTGAAGATGTTAGTGTTGTGCAGGTTGGTAAAACTGCTGACTTTGGCACCGCTGCTAACATGACTCAGGCTATCGAACGTCGCATTGGCGAAGCGTTCCTGCAACTGAACATCCGTCAGTCCGAACGCACCACTGCCGAAGAGGTACGGCTCACACAGCTGGAGCTTGAGCAGCAGCTAGGCGGTCTATTCAGCCTGCTGACTGTAGAGTTCCTGGTCCCGTATCTTAGTAGGACCATGCTTGTCCTTCAACGTAACGGACAGCTACCTAAGATCCCTAAAGAGTTTGTACGTCCTTCTATTGTTGCCGGTGTCAACGCCCTTGGTCGCGGCCAAGACCGTGAAAGCCTGGCACAGTTCATGGGAACCGTAGCCCAGACTCTTGGTCCAGATGCGTTGTTGTCTTACATCAACCCATCAGAAGTCATCAAACGTCTTGCTGCTGCACAAGGTATCGACACACTGAACCTTATCAAAACTGATGAGCAGCTACAGCAAGAGATGGAACAAGCAAAACAAGACCAAGTAAATCAATCTTTGGTTGATCAAGCTGGTCAACTTGCAAACTCCTCTGTGGCTGTAGAAGCCATGCAATCCAATCCACCTATGACTAATGGCTGAAACATTTACGTATGAAAATGCTCCCAACACTGAGGTCCTGACCGAAGAGGAACAAGACTCTCTTGCTGTTGGCGAAAAGATGATGGCCGACCAGGAAGGACTCCTGGCCGGTAAATATAAAAATGCTCAAGAACTTGAGAAGGCATACATGGAGCTGCAATCTAAGCTGGGATCCGGCGAAGAGGCAGAGCCTGCTGAAGAACAAGAACAAGAGCAGGAGCCTGAGGTATCACCTGCACAGGCTCTCATCACAGAGGCTTCCACACAGTACGCAGAGACCGGTGAGGTGTCTGAAGAAATGATGGCTCAGTTCTCTGAGATGGACAGTCAGGACCTGGTGCAAGCTTACATGGCTATGCAAGCCAACGCACCTCAGGCACAAGAGACTGTAGAGTTGTCTGACAAACAAGTCAACAACATCAAGAACTCTGTTGGAGGCGAAGAAGCCTACGGCGAAGTCATGTCTTGGGCAGGTCAAAACCTGAGTCAAGATCAGATTGATGCTTTCGATAACATCATTGCCACTGGTAATGAGCACACAATTCAAATGATGGTCAACGGTCTCAAGGCTCAGTACGAGTCAGCCAACGGTTACGAAGGTCGTATGCTGTCTGGCAAGGCGTCTGACAAAGGATCCTCTGATGTGTTCCGCAGTCAAGCTGAGCTTGTCAATGCTATGAGTGATCCTCGTTATGACAATGACCCTGCATATCGTATGGATGTGCTGGAAAAACTTGACCGCTCTGACGTTAATTTCTAATGACCACTGTTACTGAAGACGGAGGTCGTATGAACCTCTATGCAATCGAACCACCTATGACAATCATGGACGTAACTGAAACCCACAACGAAAAGGCTGAAAAGCTGAACGGTCGCCTGGCTATGCTGGGCGTCATTGCTGCGCTTGGAGCGTATGCACTCACTGGTCAAATCATCCCCGGTATCTGGTAATGCCCTACGGTAAAGGAACATACGGTTCAAAGGTTGGTCGTCCCGCAAAGTCGGCTGCATCTAAAATGAAAAAGAAAGGTGTGCCTGCCGCTGTGCGTAAGGCCATCGTCAAAAACATGAAGAAGAAGTGACATGGCAGCAAAGAAGGTCCGCAAAAAAAATGTCAGTCTGAAGATTGGCAAACATAAATCTCGCTCCGGTGGCTTGACAAAAGCTGGCCGTGAGAAATACAATAGAGAGACTGGATCAAAGCTCAAGGCTCCTCAGCCTGGTGGTGGTCCACGCAAGCGGTCCTTCTGCGCTCGCATGTCTGGTGTGAAAGGACCAATGAAAGACAGCAAGGGTCGTCCTACACGGAAGGCTCTTGCACTACGCAAATGGAAATGCTAATCATGGCTGCAAAGAAAGGTCTTTACGCAAACATCCACGCCAAGCGCAAACGTATTGCTGCTGGCAGTGGTGAAAAAATGAGAAAGCCTGGGGCTAAAGGAGCGCCCACGGCTGCTAACTTCAAACGCTCCGCTAAAACTGCTAAAAAGAAAAAGTAACTTACACATGAAATCTATTATCGCTTCCGGTCTCCTCCTCGGCATGGCACATGGTGCCGCTATTGCTGGTCCTTACGTGAACGTTGAGAACAACGCTGGCTTTACCGGCTCCGACTTCACCGGCCAAGTCACCGACTTCCATGTCGGTTACGAATCTGAAGGTCCTTTCGGCTCTTGGGGAGTCCAAGGCGGTCCTTCCGTTGTCGTCCCTGATGGTGGCGAACAGGATACCGTACTGACTGCTAAGCTCTTCGGCTCCGTTGCCGCTTCCGAAAAGCTCTCCGTTTATGGTGAGCTGTCGGCTGCGTTCGATGACACCAACACCTATGGTACCAAGGCTGGTCTGAAGTATAGCTTCTGATCCATACAGCCCGCCACTGGAGGTGAGCCTTGGGCGGGCTTCATTAAAGTGCTCAAATACATACCCTCGTAAACAACAACCCTGCACTTTTAATGACCGCTGTACTTCAACAACAACAGAGGTCTACCTGGGATGACTTTTGTTCCTGGGTAACCTCTACTAACAATCGACTGTATGTCGGCTGGTTCGGTATCCTTATGATCCCAACCCTGCTGGCTGCTACTATTTGTTTTGTAACTGCATTTATTGCCGCACC